CGAGGGTAAAATGGGGCGGGCGTTGGCGTCTGCCTACATATGAAGAGATTGGAGAACTTTTAAAAATTTCAAATCAAAAATTAACACAAGAAGAGTTTATACTTCTTCAACATGATAAAAATTATAATGTAATAAGTTGTGAAGCTATTTTTAAAGGTGGATTAGATAGAGCCACTGTTGACTTAAAAACTATTTTACCCAAAATTTTTAAAAAAGATGTGGAAGGAATTTCAATAGCTCATAACCATCCTTCTGGAAATTCTAAACCAAGCAGAGCTGATATAGAACTTACAAGTACATTAGAAAAGATGTGTAAAAAATTAAATAAAAATGAAATTTACAAGAATCACAGCCCTACTGGGACTAGCGCAACTAACATTCCATGCAGGAGTGTTTGGAACGCAGAAGCCTTTTGCGAAGCTATCGGAAGAGGAATTGGAGAAAATAGAAAACGCCTTGGCTGGTCTGGAATCAGAAGGAATGGCGGAAGAACTGGAAAAAACCAAGCAGAGTCTTTCCGATGCTGTAACGAATTTAGAGGTCGTAAAAAAAAATTCGGAAGAAACGGCACAGGCGGTAGAAGCCGCACTAGAAACTGCAGGGTTAAAAGAAGAGGCTAAAGAAAGCGTGGTGGAAAACATCGCTTTACTTGGGGAAAAATGCAAGGAATTCGGAGGCTCTAAAAACAGACATTCTGTAGTAGAGAATGACGGAACAGAGAATTCTGAAAATGGTTTGATTGGAGGATTTATGAATCCAGAAGATGAGCACAACAAGTTGCTCCAGAGAGTAAAAAAGTAGAATAAATAAAAAAATAAGAATATGAGTTTAAAAACAGATCAGATTAAAAACGAGCTTATTCGTTATTTATCTGTAAACCCTACTTTATTTAGCGGTATGGTTTTGTCAAGCGAGGTTTACATCAACCAGTTTGCAAGAACAGTTACCAAAGTAAAGGGACATTATCCATCGGTTCAGGCATTGATGAGCCATGTAGTTCAGATTTTTGATTCCAAGAAAGTGACTCCTTATGGAGATATTACATTCTTATACAAAGATTTGAAGAATTTTCATCAAAAAGTGGATTTCCAAATAGATCCAGCGGAAATTTTGGGAAGTATTTTTGAAGAAAAATACGAAGAAAGTAAAGGTCTGCAACAAAAGAGCATCTCTGTTCTTGCTATGCAGATTTTAAAAGAAAAAGTGATTGATGATGTTAATATTCTATCTATCACTGGTAAGTTTGATTCTTCACAGAAAGGGCAGGCATCTCCTACATTCGGTTCATCAATGGACGGTTTGAACGAGGTTCACAAGAAAATAGCAACGGATACTACAAATCCAGCATTCTTGATTCCTGGTGATGCGATAACTAAAACCAATGTTTTGGAAGTTGTAACGGAATACGAAAGACAGATTCCATCACTTTATAAAAACAAAGTGAAAACTATCTTCATGAGCCAAGCTGATGCGGAAGATTATCAGATTGCATATGAGGACAGGTTTGGACAAAACAAGTTCCAGGATGATGCCATGAGAACAAGACTTGGCAAGAGACAAATCGTGGGCATACCGAACCTTACCAAAGGAACTATCGTGTCTACGGTGGACAATAACCTATTAAGGCTTATTGATGAAATTGACAATCCAGCGACTATTACTTCGGTTCAAGAGAACGGAAGAATATTGGATATTCTTGGAGAGTTCTCTCTTGGATATGATTATGCTGTAAACCAATTGGTATTCATGCATACATCAGACGGAACGAAGAAACGAGGATTGAACAATGCGGATCAGAACGAATTGTTCTATGCAAGTGAAAAACTAAGTGTGTAATCCTATACCTGTAGGCACTTTAGGGTGCTTACAGGTTTTTCTAAAAAAAATAATATTATGGCAAAAGAAGACGAAAAAGTTTCTGAAAACATCGAAGAAACTGCAGGTAATACTGAAGAATCTACAGAAAATGTAGCAAAGGAAACTCAGCTTGATACCAGGGAAAACGAACTGAATGTTTTTGCGGACCAGCTGAAAGAAAAAGAAGCTGAACTGGACAATCGTGAGAAAGAAATCGCAAAAAGAGAAGCTGAACTGGATAAGAGAGAAAAATCTCTTACAAAGAAAGAACCTAAACCAGCAGAGCCAAAAGCAGAAGCTGTTTCATTTGTTTTCAACGGAGAAAATTACAGATTCACTGATGATGCTCCGAGCAAAATCAGAATCGACGGCTTCGTAAAAACTCAACAGGAAATCTCTCAGGACGAAGATATACTGCTTCAGTTGGTCGTTGGCGGGTCTGGATTGATAGAGAAAGTTTAACCAAAAAATAAATAAAATTATGGCAAGTTGTTTTGATAGCATTCCGCACGAGAACTTGGAGCATTGTCCAAATGATGAAATCAATTCTGGGATTGCAACGAAGTTGTATTATGTTCCTGTAGATTTCATTAAAAGTATGGCAAAGCCTACGATTTCTACTACCTATGCCAGCAGGGTAACCATTGCAGCAGGAGGTATTGTTCTTAATAGTGGCAAAGCATGGAAATCCATCGATATTCAGATGGATGAAGGAGAGTTGAAACCGACCCTTACAGGGAATGTGGGCAACAAGAAGACAAAAACAGAATTGGAATTTCTTATTCCTGGTCTCAGAACGGAAGTGTTGGGCTGGATAGATGCCTATAAGAATGCTCCGTGTGTTTTTGCGGTAAAAGATGCCAACGGGAAACTCTTTGTGATTGGAAACAAAGACCTTGGAGCAAGAATAGATTCTGCCGAGGGAACTACAGGTAAGAAGATAGATGATAACTCTGGAGTAACAGTGAAGTTGGTAGCGAATGCGAAAACTTGTGTGTATGAAGGAGAAATCACATTAGAACCTGCAGCGTAGAAAATTGGAAAAGATGGATAAAAAGTATTTCAAACTGAATGTTCCGATTGGAACAAGGATTATCAGTTCTCGTGGTGATTTTGTAGTGGAAGAAGTTCCAGATGATGCTTTTGATTTTTTCCAAAGAGGCTCTCAGTGGCTTTCGCTGGAGCCAGAGGCTGTAGAGGGTCTTTCCAAATTGTCGGAAACGAAACTTAAAAGCCTTTTAGCTCTCAAAGAAAGGCAGGATATGACAGAAGACGCTGGCATTATCCGAGAGGCTTTGGAGCAAATTCTCCTTACGAGAACGGAGACAGCAGAAGATAAATCAAAATCACAAAAGAAACAGGAAGCCTAGTGCTTTCTGTTTTTTATCATTATGAATGCAAAAGAACACCAGGAACTTTTAGAAAAGTATATTTCATACGGAGGAAACCAGCGGATAACGGAAGCCTGCAGGAGGTTTTCCCTGCAGAATTTTGCAAAGCTGAAATATGAATTTTCTCGATTGAATAAGCCTGCAGAAGCGAAAGTTTCAGCTGAAATCCGAGCCGATAAACCAGCAGACCAAGAGAGTGGAATTCCGAAAACAGAAGCGCCGAGAAAAGTCTTCAATGATTTTATTGCAGATTATCCTGTAGAGCTTCATAAGGCTTTCCGCAGACGCTGGGGGCTGTGGATGGAGGCTTGCTCCCTTAAAATTCAGCTCGGAGAACTTGACCCTAAAGACGAAGACGAAGCCTTTGAGCTTCAGTGGAAAATTTGGAATTGTTTTAAAGAATTTGACCAATGCCAAAAAGTGCTGAAACATTACAGAGAGCATAAGAGAATAATGCCTTTGGAGACTGAAACTGATTTCGAGGGAATGAGCGAGCTGGAAATTTATAAATATCGGGACAATCTTAGGGCGCTGATTACAAGGAGAAAACAGACCATTAAGAAAATGGAAAATTCCCTGCCTGCTCCCGAAGACCCAGAATATAAAAGCCGACTGCACACGCTGAACCTCAAAAGGGAACAACTCCAAGAAAAAGAAAACGAACTCATGGAATGCGAAAAATTTTTGAATAATGGAAAATAAAATACATGCTCCTTTGGAATGGTATACGGTTCAGAGGAAAGTAAAAGAGTTAGTGCCTTGTGATTTTAATCCAAGACAAATAAATGATGCCGATATGAAGAAACTCCGAGAGAGCTTGGAGAAATTCAATTTGGTAGAAATTCCAGTCATTGACCTGGACAATACGCTGATAGCAGGACACCAGAGAGTAGCTGCGTTGTTCGTGCTGGGGCGTGGTGAGGATAGCATCGATGTAAGGATTCCAAACCGAAAGCTTACCGAGGAGGAATTCAAAGAATACATGCTCCGAAGTAATATCCATAATGGTGAATTTGATTGGGAAAAAATAGAGGAATTTTTTCAAGATTTAGACCTTGAAGGTATCGGAATGGATATGGGCGATTTTGATGAATTTTTGAAGCAGAACGCTGTGCTTCCGCCTGAAGAAGAGGGCGATTTTGATGCCTCGCTCCCTGAAAAAACGCAAAGCGTGGAGGGGGATTTATTCGAATTAGTTTCTAAAGATAAAAACATAAAGCATAGATTTTTGTGCGATAGTTCTACCGATTCAGAGAACTGGGCGAGGTTGCTTGGTGATGATAAACTGAACCTATTACTTACCGACCCACCGTATAATGTAGACTATCAAGGAGGAACGAAAGACAAACTAAAAATCAAGAATGATAAAATGAGCAATGATAATTTTTATCGTTTCTTGTATGATTTCTTTGTGAACAGTTATGTTTTTTCTCATGCTGGAGCACCTGCGTATGTGTTTTATTCGGATTCGGAGGCTATCAATTTCAGACAATCTATGCTGGATGCAGGGTATAAGATTTCCTCTACTTTGGTCTGGGTAAAGAATTCATTTGTATTAGGAAGGCTGGACTATCATATGCAGCATGAACCTGTTATTTTCTGCGAAGAAACACAGCCTACGGAGATAGAAACGCACCGCTCGCTGGTGTATGGCTGGAACGCAGAAGGAGCTCATCCTTGGTATACGGACCGAAAGCAAAGTTCGATTTTAAGGTTTGACAAACCACAGCGAAACGCAGACCATCCTACGATGAAGCCTTTGGATTTAATGAGTTATTTGATAAAGAATTCCAGCAGGCAAGGGGAAATTGTAGGTGATGGCTTCTTAGGTTCTGGCTCTACCTTGATAGCTTGTGAGCAAAACTGGAGAGCGTGCAGAGGCTTTGAGCTGGACACGAGGTTTTCGGATGTTATTGTAAGACGGTGGGTGTCCTATATGAAAGAAAACGGATTGGCTTATGAAGTATGGAGGAACGGGAAACAGCTTACAGATGCTGAGATAGAACAATTTAATAAAAAGTCAGAGGAATAAACCTCTGATTTTTTTTGTAAAAAAAATGAAAAAAGTTAGTGAAAAATTTGGATATTGTGAAAATTCACAGTATCTTTGTGGTGTTAAAAAAAGCGAAAGATATGAAGTTAACAGAAAAAGAAAAGGAGTTAATCGAAGCAATTAGAAACTTCTTAAAATCAAAACACAATCCCTCAATAGAATTAGAATTTTATGCAAGGGAGCTTTTCGAAAAACTGATGGAAGGAGAAGAGGAAGAAAAAGAAAAGTAAAAAATAAACCGCCCAAAGCGGGCGGTTTTTAATCTAAAAATATTAAGATATGGAAATAGGAATTAGTAAAAAAGTGGCTTATAAAAAGCAGTTAGAAGATATTATTGTAGATGTATCTTGGGGCAAGATTTCCAAGAATTATTTCGGGAAATCGGCATCATGGATATATAATAAACTTTCCGAAATAGATGGAAACGGAGGAAAAGGTGGATTTACTCCAGAGGAAAGTGAGCAGTTTAAGGGAGCATTATACGACCTTGCTGAAAGATTGAGAAAGGCTGCTGATAGTTTTCAAGCATAAAATACAAATTTCATAGAAATTTGCTTTTTTTAACACCTGCCCTGCATTTGCAGGGCTTTTTTGTGTCTTTTACAGAAAAAATCCTAAAAATTATCTTTGAGGCATGGAATTGTCAAAATTCAAGAAAGACAGCAGTTTTCAGCGTATAAAGGCGAGTTACCTAGATGAGAGTTCAGTGGAACTGACCGAGCGTGAGGTGGAGAAAAAGAAGAGGATGAGCCACGCATGGTCACTAAGATTGAATAACAAATACTCTACTTATCAAGTAATTCAGATACTGATGAGAGACCACGGGATTTCTCAGGCTTCGGCATATCGTGAGTATAATATGTCCATGCAGATTTTTGGCGAGCTGGATGCTACTACATTGGCAGCGGAACGGCAGGTGCTGAAAGAGGCGTTTTGGAACGAATACCAGAAGGCTGTAAAGGCTGGTAATGGAGACCTTGCAGTTAAGGCGCTGAAAGAATACAGGGAGCTATTTAATTTTGATGAAAACGAAAACCAGATAGACCCTAACAAGATACAGGCGCATGAGTATAACATCAGAATGCCGAGAAGAATTTATAAGATGATGGATAAGGAGTTTGCGTATGGCGTTGTAGATTTTAATAATTTAGAAATCGAAGATGCAGAATTTAGGGAAGTAGAAGAAACGGAAGATGATGATGAATAGAGAGATTAGTAATTTGATAAAGCCACAGAAAGAGATTCTGCTCAATCCTATGCAGATGGCGGCTGTTCTGGCAAACCATCGCTATAAAATTCCTTATATCACAATAGAAGCGGCGAGGGGGTCGGGCAAGTCTACTGTATTGGGGTGGTTTTTAAAGGAAGCCGTGAGGCAGATGCCACGCTCTACTGGTGTGATTGTGGGGGAGACTTTTGTGCAGATAAAGTCCAGAACCCTGCCATCTACCAAGGAGGGGCTGGAGATGTTTGGGCTGTATGAAGGTTATGACTATGTAGTGGGAAAGAGCGGGGTATCTATGGGGTTCGAGCGACCATTCCAAGCGCCCGACAGCTGGAATAATGTAATTCATTTCAGAAATGGCGCCATTGCGGTGATGGTTTCGCTGGACAATCCCAATTCAGGAAGGGGATTGAATTCTTATTGGGTAATGGGCGACGAGGCTGTATTGCTTACCTACGACCGATTATTCAATAATGTTTTGACAACCAACAGGGCAAAGAAGGAAATATTCAAAGGCAAATCTATGCTTCATGCCGAGATATTCGTTTCTTCCGTTGCCATGACCAAGAAGGGGGAATGGTTCACTAATAGGGAGAAAATGGCAATAGAAAACCCAAAAGAGTATACCTTTATCAAAGCATCTTCGAAAGTAAATATCCACAACCTAAAGCCTGGCTGGATAGAGAAGATGAGAAGAGAGGCGCTCTCAAAGACTATGTTTGAAGCTGAGATACTGAACATCCGCCCTGGGAAGATTGCAGATGGTTTCTATGCACAGCTGAGCAAGAAGAATTATTATAAGTATAAATACGATATTGATGCTTTGGGGGATTTGACAGAAAACTATGTGCCGAGCAGTAAGTATGACACTGACCTAGTGCGTGGTGTTCCGCTACAATTCAATTTGGATTTCGGGGGAAGAATTAACTGTGGGACAGTATCGCAGTATCTAGAAAGCCAAGGAGAGATAAGGTTTATCAAGGAGTTCTTTGCGAAGAATCCTGATAAACTTTCCGATATGGTTAAGCAGTTCATCGACTACTATAAACACCACCAATCCAGCTGTAATGTAGTGCATCTGTATCATGACCGCTCTGGTTACAAGTCTGAGGCGAACTCCAAGACTACATTGGCAGAAGATGTAGAGAATGCGCTCCGTTCGGCGGGATGGATAGTGATTAACCAGACACCGAACACGAATAATCCCGAGCATATACAGAAATTCAGATTGATTAACGAAATTCTTTCCGAGCAGAATCCTCAGCTTCCTATTGTTAGGATAAATGAAAACCAGTGTCCGAACTTGATAATATCAATGGAGAATGCACCTCTGACAAGTGATGATGCTTTTAAGAAAGACAAATCCTCCGAGCGAAGCAGTACAATTCCACAAGAACACGCCACTCACTTTTCGGATACGCTGGATTACTGTTTGTTTTGGCAGTTCAGTTATCTTTTGGATTACGACTACTCCGATTCCTTTATTATTACCAATATTTAAAACCTACAGAGTCTCCTCATTTCGAGGAGATTTTTTTGTTTTTGGCTTTCCAGCATTTCGGGGAAGTCCCTTTCATATTTCGGTAAAAAATAAAACTGCAATTGTAGAAAAAACTAAGGCGGCTCGTGGGTTAATTTGCGCACTTTGAGAAAAAAACAAAAAATTCATAGGTTAATAGTTTGATAAACAAATGATTAGTTTCAAAATTTTGAGAAAGAGCCTTGTTTTTTGGTGTTTTTTGGTGTGTCTTTTATGCTTTCAGTGTGTTGTTTGATATTTGCGCCATGGAAAAAACGCTGTTTTTATCTGATGTTCTCACGGAAATGAAAAAAGTAGACACCCGCAAAAATCCTGTTCCTTTTTCTCTAAAAATTAGAAGTTTTAACCTGCAAAATAAAACGGGGGGAAAATTGATAAGTTACGAGGAGGCGGTTCTGCTTCGTCCTCCTGTGAAAAAAGGGGCGGTAAGGCTGGCGGATGAAACGCCTTTTAAAAATCCTAACCATTGGGAAAATCGCACCAGGAATATCAAACTAAAAAACGGCGAAATAAAGAAAATACATATTATTTTCATCGAGGAATTTAACGGCAAAAAGGTGGTTTTTTAATAAAAAAATAAATAAAAATGCAGAAAATAGACAATGATACCTATATAGTAGGGGGTAATTCTGTGGTGAGTTTCAGTGGTGCTGCCAAAGGTGCCAGCGCTGAGCCTCACAGTGTTGCGAAAATAAACGCATCGGCTACGGATTCCAATAACTGGTGCAACTGGGGCGATGATAACCAATATCCTAAACGCCTGATGGAAAAGGTGGCGATGGTGGGCGCTGCTTTGGGCGGATTGGAGGTGCTTACTTCGGCTCATTATGGGCTGGGGCTGAAGGTTTTCGAATTAGTGGAAACCGAGGGCGATGCAGAATTTAGAGAAAAAATTCCCAGCAGTGAGCCGAATATCTATGATTTTTTTGACCGAACGCAGTTTGAATTGGTATTGAGCGATTTGGTTGCGGATTTCGAGTGCTTCAGTATCGCTTTCCCAGAATTTCTGCTGAGTCCGAACGGCGAAGAAATTATTTCTGTATCGAGACAGCAGGCGGGGTTCTGTAGGTTCGAAAAGCCCAAAAACGGCATGATAGAAAATATCTACATCAATTCTGCTTGGGGCGAAACGGATTTTAACGAAAAAGATACCATAAAGGTGCGATGCTTCGGGCAGAATTTGTCCATGCAGGAAATCAAAGACTACTGCAAGGCGAAGAAAATTGGCAAATTCATTGTTCCTATTGTCAATACCTTGATGATAGAGAAAGTTTATCCATCAGTCGGCTGGCATTCTTCGTTCAAAAACGGCTGGATGGATGTAGTTCTGTCCGTTCCAGAACTGAAAAAACGAATGTTTGAGCAGCAGTTTAATTTTAAATATATGATTCATATCGCTGATGATTTCTTCATTCATAGATACGGAAAGGATGAGTGGGCGAAGTTCGACAGTGAGCTGAAAAATAGATACAGAGAAGAGCTGGTAAACAGCATAGACAAAGAGATGACGGGGAATAAAGGAAGCGGAAAAAGTTTGATTTCTCCATTTTTTAGGGACAAAAACTCGGGAGAGCTGATAAAGGGAATTCAGATTGAGGAAATCAAGCAGACACAGGCTGGCGGTGATTTCCTGCCCGATGCTAGTGCTGGGAACTCGGAGATTTTGTTCTCTATGGGGGTAGATCCAGCCCTTTTGGGAGCGGGCGTTCCTGGTGGAAAAAACTTGAGCGGTTCTGGATCTGATAAACGGGAGGCATGGACGATACTTTGTGCGAGGCTTCCGAGGAAACACGCCCGAACGCTTTGGGTTTTTAGACTAATTCAGAAATGGAATAACTGGAACAAAGACCTCGTGGCGAAATTCCCGAACATCAATCTGACAACCTTGGACAAAAACCCAAATGGACAAGTGGCAGTTAAGAATTAAATTACCAAAAGTAAAAGTTTCGTAATCAGCGCCGAAAATATAGTAACAATGGAAAAAATAACAGAGCAGAAAGCCAGAGAGCTGGTGAGCTTTCCGAAGAATTTTGATTTTGAATTGATAGACCAGCAGTATGGATTTGAGAGAAAGATTTTCTCCTTGGTAGACAAAGAAGTATTCCAAGAGCTGGAAACCTCCAATCCAACGGCTTATAATAATTTGGTAACGGCAGGGCTTCATTACAGCTTTGTTTTGTCGCTTCCGAGAATAAAGGTTCATCTGAGTAATTATGGAATTAACCAATATGAGCAGGGAACGACCAAGAACGCCAGCTGGTGGGATGTTCGTGACTTGGCTTTGAATTGGCTCAGAAAGGCAGATTTTTATTTAGCAAAAGCCTTGAATCTTTTGGCGGAAAAACAGGAATTGCCTTTTTTCAAGAGAAGTTTCTCGCTTCTGCCGTTTTCTGAAACGAGATATTACTTCGGAGAAATTTCTCCAGAGGTTTATTTGATGCTTTCAGATTTGATGCGTGGTGCTTTGGATGAGTTTCTTTCCAAAATGAAACCTTGTGAAGCAGATGTTCTTCTGGGCGATGATGTGCTGAAAAATTTGATAAAAAAATACTGTATTGATAGATCAATAGCAGATGCCACAGCAGAGCAGGGCTATCTATTTACCAGCACAGGCATCGTGGTGCAGTATGAGGAATTGCCGTGGCAAAAGTCTGTAGTGCTTACAGATGAGGAAAAAATAAGATTCCAGGAACGCCATCTGAGGGGAAGCGAAAGGTATCTTACGCAAATTTGGGACTATCTGAGCAAGAACAAGGACAATTTCCCTTGCTGGAATGCCGAGGACTCTCAGCTAAAAGTCCCTATCATCGCAAAAAAAGGAGGTCTTTTCTTGTAATATCTTGTCTTTTTTTAGCACCCTGCGGGGTGCTATTTTTGTTTTTGTGATTACAGAAATACATACAGAAGATTTGCATTATTGCCCAAGCACAGAGGTGTTTGGAGGTATTTTGGTGAGGCTCTACTATGCTTCTGTTTGGGACTTTGCAAAAATGGTTCTTCCCGAAGCGGAGGGCTACGAAGATAGCAGGATAATTTCTAAAGGAAATATTTTACTCAAACACGGAAAAAGTCTAAAGGCTGTGGATGTTTATCTAGACCAAGGTTCTCTATCGGAGAAGGTCACTGGCAGTGCAAAGAGATGGAAGCAGATGAGCGAGCTTTCGTTTCAGCTGACAGGAATGACGCCTAGAAACCTTGGTTTTCTTTCTCAGACGGGGAATTCTGGACTGGTGTTTTTTGTCTCGGATAGTAATGGCAGAGTTTGGGTTCTGGGAAATCTTAGAAACGCTGCATACCTTACCAGCGGAGATGCTACTTCTGGGAAGAAATTCGAAGAGGATAACATGGTAAATTTCACTTTTTCAGCTAATACAGCGCTGTATGAATATGCAGGAAGCATCGCAGAAATAGGAGAGATAGGAGAGAAGGAGGAGAAAAAACAAGTAGGAGGGTTTTCCAAAGGATTTAGTAAAGGATTTAGAATATAAAGGACTATGAGCAACATAACAACATTAGAAGAAATCAACCAACTTCTTCCCGATAATAATAACGGAGCAATTACAGAAGCAAACCTCCGAAAATGTTTTGAAAAAACTTTTACTGAATTAGATAGAAAGGCGGATGGCGGAGCAATTGGTGATATGCAGAGTCTAATTCAACAGAGAGCAAGTGTAGATGCTTCTAATATTGAAGCTGACAAGTTTTACGAAGCAATAAAACCATTTATTCCAGCATCCAGTGGAGGAGGGAGCAGTAGTGTAGCAAGTAGCAATGTGGCAAGTAGTCACCTTACTTCAACGAATGGCGCTGGGCTTACTCTTGGGGCAAACTGGTTCATTAACACAGCAGGATTTTATTATTCTATCAAAGGGCTTACTGATAAGTCAGCAGATGATAGTTTTGACAGATTCCTTATTCAGGATGCTGATGGTAAGGTGGAGAATTTCCTGCTGAACAAACTATTTAGTAGGGCTTACGACTTGGAAAACAAGGTAAGCGACAAGGCTTTTAATGGCTACCTAATGTACAATCCTACAACAAAGCAGATAGGGTTTTCAGACACAGCGAAAGTCTCTACTACATTCAATGTTCCTGCGACTATCAATGTGACTGTGAAGAATACTTTATCCAGTATCAATGTTACAGCACCAGCGAATAATCAATATTCACAAGATATAAAGAATACCATAGAGAAAATAAAACAGCTGGAAGATATAGGATTTACGCCTGTTCTTGCCTCTGAAATGGTTATAAGAACACTGGATAGAAGCAGATTTCCACAGGCGCTGATAACCAAGAATTACCAACTGCCTATGCCTTTTACTTTGAGCGATGGAATGATTGTAGGTGCGAGGTCTAATGCTTTTCCAGCTGAATTTAGGAATAATGTTTATATGTCTACACGAGAGGGAGAGGGGTTTTATTCTATTGGGATAAACAAAGAGTTACCTACGGATAGAAACTGGGTTTTTAAATTTAGAACTTACAATAGCCCTTATTTATTCCGAGATGATAGGTCAATAGGTGCTATTCACTTTTCTGATACTCTTGATGCGTCACCAAGGTCTGACTTATCTAATGATTTGATAATGAAAGATAGATGGGGAAGAGAGTATGTAATAGGAAACAACAGGATATCAGCACAGGCGCAGATTAATGAGTTAGATGGATTTGCTGATGTTTACTTGATAAAAGAAGGAGGGCTGATTACACTTTTCACAATAATGAGAAACACAGGAGTAATGGCGATATCATCATTCACAGCGCAAAATACAGATAAATACATCCATTTTGTAACGCTGTTTTCAAGCCTTTCCATTGCGGATTTTGTGATAAAAGATATAAGCTATAACATTCAATAAAACAATATATTATGAACGAAAATTTGATGATACCGAAGCAGGTGCAGGGGATTTTAGAGGAGGTAGAGAAAACACCGCTTTATCTTGCGGAGTTGCCAATGGAAGCACATCCGAAACTTCCACAATTTAACCGATTTATCCGTGTGATTAACTTGGACGCCAAGAGCGAAAATGAGTTTGTAATGTTCGGTTATAAGCAGGTTTTAAAGGATAAAGATACAGGCGAGGAAATCAATATCCAACTGCCTGCGCCTGAATGGGTGGTGTATAAAGACACTTGGAGTTACCTGCGAGGAACGAAAAATGAGCTTATCAATGTTCCTGTAAAAGATGAAGAGGGCAATGCTACGGCAGAGACACAGCCGATAAAGGTCAACAGTTACAAGTATATGCTTTGGTTGATGAAGAATAACAGAGCCACGCTATTGCAGTTAATTCAGGGGTATTTGGCTGATTTTGTAAGGACTAAAAACGAAGAATTAGATAAATTATGAAAAGCATAGGAAAGTTTATCGGTGGGCTGTTTCTGTTCCTTATAGCGTGGATGCTGTTTCTTCCATTGTCGCTACTCAATTTCTTGGCTGTGGCGATAAAGTTCAAGGATTTAGGTTATTTCAAGAGTTCGGCGGTCAATTTAGACCGTTTCGGAAACTCTGAATTTAGAACTCTTTTTAACTTGACTTTAAAGAAAAAAGAGGGTTATAAATTTGGAAACATGGAGGAAACTATCAGCTCGGTTTTGGGCAAAAACCAAAGGGATAACACACTTTCATTTGCTGGTAAAGTGCTGGTATTCATTCTTGATACGATAGACAAAAATCACTGTAAAAAAAGCATAAAAGAATTTTAAAAATGAATATAAAAGAATTTAT